GCACTATTTTTATATGCAAGCCCACCACCACCACCACCACCGCCGGCGTAATACCAATAAGGGAAACAAAGACAACCCCTTGGGAAAATATTACCACCACCGCCACCGCCGCCGCCACCTACCACCACAACCGAAACTGAAGTTACCCCAGCAGGAACCACCCAACTATAACATCCGGCAGTTGTATAACATTGCGAACCCGGGGCCGCTGCAAAACTACGCTGATTTTGAAATACCGCCTGTTGTACGCCACTCATGTCAAACCACTTCCAGAAATTACCCAAGACGTTGATGTGATTTTAATTGCAGTTGCAGAACCATATTGAGCCAGAGTTCGAGTTCCGGTGGTTCCAGCACTTGATAAATACATGGTATCAGTCGTAATTGCAATGCTGACGCTTGTTGCAGAAAGGTTTATAAAAGTAATTGCCGTTCCAATTGCATACGCAACAGAACTATTTGCAGGAATCGTCCAAGTAGCGGCCCCACCTGAACCTCTGTAAATGTGTTTGCCAGAATCTGCGATAACTAAGGTATAACTACCCGTTTGTGCGTTTTGTGGAATATTGCGAAAACCAACAGAATCTGTGCCGTCAACCGTACAATTACTTAAAGTTCCAGACGTTGGAGTTCCAAGAACCGGGGTCGTCAGCGAAGGAGAGGTTGAAAGAACGACACTTCCAGAGCCTGTGGAGCTAGTAACCCCAGTTCCTCCGTTGCCAACAGCTAAAGTCCCTGTAAAAGTAATGTTTGGGGTTGTGCCGCCGCTAGAAGCAATGTTTCCACTTCCAGTTACGGAAGTGACCGTACCCCCAGATCCCGCCGCAGCAATTGAAATTCCGCCAGCACTGTTGGTAATGGTCACCCCAGTACCAGCGGTTAACGTAGTACGAGTAAACCCCGTGCCGTTACCAATGTCCAATGCGCCGTTTGCAGGGGCTGTGGAAAGTCCAGTTCCGCCGTTAGCTACAGGAAGCGTCCCTGTTACACCTGCTGTCAAACTGACTTGACCCCATGACGGGGCCGCACTGGTCGTTGCCAACAAGCTTTGACCAGTCGTCCCTGCGGCAGTTGCAACCGGAGCGGCACCCGCACCACCTCCGTAAACAATCCCATATTGAGCAAGCGCCGCACTTGATGCCCAAGTGGTTCCGCTAGAGAAATAAGGAATACCACCGCTAGTTCCGGCAACCGTCAATCCAAGAGTGCCCGAAGTTGTAATTGGCGAACCAGCAACTGAAACTATGCCGCCAGTAAAAGACTGCGCTACGGATGTGACCGTACCGCCAGTGCCCGTTGCGGCAATTGTGATTGTTCCACTGCCGTTGGTGATTGTCACCCCAGTACCGGGGGTCAAAGTTGCTTTTGTTAACGTATTCCCTGTGCTGTTTCCAATCAGCAACTGCCCATCGGCATACGTTGTTTGACCCGTTCCTCCACTGCCGACCGCTAACGTAGCCGATAGACCTGCCGCAGTGCCCGTCGTGTTTTGGTTAAAGGTTGGCCAGGTAAAAGTTCCACTACTAAAATTACCAGATTGCGGTGTACCTAAAATTGGCGTAACCAACGTAGGACTGGTCGCAAATACCAATGACCCAGAGCCCGTCTCATCCGTAACCGCTGCCGCCAGGTTTGCACTGGACGGAGTTCCTAAAAATGTAGCGACCCCGGTCCCTAATGAGTTTATTCCGGTGCCGCCATAAGCAGCCGCTAAAGTCCCGGAATTAATTGTAGAGGCCGAGGTAGAAGCAACTTTTACAAAGTCAGAGCCATTCCAAGCAACAATCGCCCTTTCACTAGAAACTAACGTCACCCCAGTCGTGGGCCCCGAACCAACAATCTTGACCGACTGAGAGGTAGAGGTGCTGTTGATAATTAGGTACGATTTACTGGCTGCAGGAGCCGTAATTGTCAACAGACTGGCGGGAGCACCCGTACAATTAATAACAGTGTACTGAGAAGAACCCGTTGCACCCGACCCCGCTTGGGTCAAAGAAGAACCATTGGTCACGGACAACGTGACTGCAGTCTGAGTTCCACTAATTGTCTGCGTACCAGCTACTGCTGAGTCAAGATACGCTGAGATATAGTTATTGACCGTATCGCCCCAGGTGCCTGACAACTCCCCGGTTGCGGGAAGGGCAAGACCCAAAAGGGAGGTATAGGAGGTTGCCATGTCTATCCTTTAAACGGTTTCTATCTCAACCCAATTAGCAGGGTCTTCAGTCGTTGAAATGTTTGTCCAGCCCGCTGACCCGGCATTTGTCACATTGATCCAATTAGCGGTTTGAGAAGCGGTCGTGGTTGTCCAATCTGGAGAATTGGAGTCATCTATGTTACCCCAATCTGGAGTCTGACTATCGTCAATTAGGCTCCAATACCTGTAACCAAAATTTCCTGCCACGGCCATTGCGGGACACCCCGTAATGGCAACAAGCCGTTCTCCAACTGAGGGTGATTGTACCGCTCCACTGCTAGAAACGCCAGATAATGCACGACCAAATACCGCGGTTCCTGCTGCACCCGTTGCTACCGTTCCAGTTAGCGCAACAACCTTATTGAATCCTACGCTACCTACTGCACCCGATGCAGAGTTCCCCAATAATGGTTGTTCTAAGGCAGATCCTGTGGTGCCAACTAATCCCGCCGCGCTTGTTCCATTTATCGCAACAGTAGTTGTGCCCTCGGGTGAAACAACAAGGCCAGAAACGGAAGACCCAGTTAACGCAACCGAAACAGATAACCCGACAGAGCCCACTTCCCCGGTGGCAGATACACCAGACACAGACTGCGTTATAGATGCGGATACCGTTCCAACAGCACCAGCAGCGGGCACACTAGTGATTGGGAAAATGTGCGGACCAACCCCCACCGTCCCAACCGAACCAGTCGCAGTGACTCCACTTAATGATTCACTTTTAGCGGCTTCAACATCGCCAACTTGGCCGGAGGCAGATGTACCACTAAGTGTGACAGTTCTTTCTCCCATCGAGACTGAACTGACCGAGCCTGTGGCCGACACCCCAGTTGGGAAAACAGGTTGAGCAAACTGAGAGTTGCCAACAGCGCCAATAGCGACGTTGCCGGTAATATCAACTGTTATGGATGAAGAGGGCGTACCGACTAATGCGTCAGCTTCAACTTCTTGAATTTCAGGAAATGGGAAAGGATCAACCCCACCAACTCTTGCGCGGGCGTCTACCCCAGTAATGGCAATCAACTTGGCAAATAAAACATCGCCAACGAGACCAGAACCAACTACACCAGATAGCGCAGCAGTCTTAGTACCAGTAACAGTTCCTGCTAAACCAGAAGCTACGGTGCCACTTAGGGCAACAGAAGGAGCAACTCCAACTGAACCAACCGAACCAGTCGCAAGGGTTCCGTTTTCAGCCTGTGTTTTTGAAGCTGTTACCGTCCCAACGGCACCAGCGGCTGCTACACCAGTAATTGCTAATGAACGCGCCCCAACTGTGTCTGTGCCAACTGCGCCAGAAGCAGAAACCCCGGTGATACTTACCGTTACCGATACGCCAGGAGCGCTAACAACTCCAGACGCGGCAACGCCCGTTAGGGCGGATTGCGAGCCGCCCCACGTGTTACTACTCCAAGTACTGGCTCCCCAGCCGGTAGCCACAGTACTTCACCAACCAATATTAAGTAGTGGCTAGACGGATCAGTGCGGTACTGGTCGTGTTACTCGGCATTGTTAGCGTAAACGTACCCGCGGTCACAGTCTGTGAACCAAAGGTGTGAACACTAATTGCCTTGTTACTTTGAGTCGAGTTGTACAACAAAACCGTGTCAAACGCCGTTGTAAGCGTGACGGTTGTGTAGGTAATTGAGGAAGATGGCGTCCAGTAGCCAACACCCGCAGTGGCCGAACTATTAGTAGACGTTGGAGCCGTTGCGTTTGTTACAGTCACACCACCGGCAACGTAGTTCGTACCGGTAACTTCGCCGGTAGCTGTATACGCGGTAGTAGAAGCGTTGATTGTTGCCGAAGCAAGGTATAACGCAGCTTTAACGGTATCCGTTGTAGGCGAAGTCAAACTTCCACGCGAGACAATAGTCGACGTTCCAAGCTGATGCTGACCCAGCATCAATTCGCCAAGGAACGATGTACACATAGACTGAGTATTAGCCATGATTTATCCTATCGAAGCGGCTTCGAGCGCCGTAAACGGAGAAGTTTTTAATGTGACGTGAACAGAACGATGAACTAACTCTTCATTTAGCCAATATTCAGTCCACGTGGTGAACTCAATGTCATTATCCAACGAACCTTCTTTTTTTTCCAGCAAGGAATCGTCCATTTCACCGTGAATTGTGTTGACTACCATGATTTAATACACCCGAATAATTGCAGACGTAATATCGTCTGTTGGGAAAACGATGTTTAAGATTCCGCCAGCAGTCGTTGTCCGCGCCCCGCCGAAATCCAAAACGCAAACCGCAGGATTACCCGCAGCAGAACTATTGTAAATCAAAGCCCCATACGTCGTGATGGTTACACCCGTCAACGACAAGTCCACAAAATCCACATACGCGGTCGTATTGGCTGACGTTGGAACGTAAGGGGTCAAAGCTACGCCGCCAGTGGTGTACATGCCCGACGCAGCTATCTCATTCGTGGACGTGTAGGTCGTGGTGCTGGCGTTAAACGTGGCAAGCTCGTTGTACAAGGCCAGCTTGAACGTGTTACCCGTGACAGGCGTGAAGTTATGCACGCCCTTCAACAACTGCACCTTGAAACTTGTGCAAATATAATTTCCTGAAAAAGCCATTACGGACCCGGCGAATCAGATTTAATCGGAATCCGCATCATGCCATCGCGGTACTCATCGCGGCGGCGGCGGCCCTGCTGCTCAACACCCAGACCACTAATTGCCTGTTTGTAGCTATTTTCAAAGTAAGCCTGCATATCCGGCGGTCCTTTCAAATAGCTGTACGCCTGGATCATGCAAGCATAGAACAATGCTTCTGGAGCATTGTTGCTAATCCAGGTCGTCGTATTTGTTGAGGATAACTGGTCAGGTCTGTAAATATACCCCAGCTCCACCACATAATTCTGATTGGGCGTTGGAGCTACATAAAAGGTGTTTTGGTCCCATACGGAGAAATATTTTGGAGTACCCGTTGCGGTCTGGTCTTTCCAATACTCTTTCATAAAAGAGGTATCTCTAAAGTCCAAAAACGCTTGAACCGAAGTGGTAAAGTTTTTAATCAGCATGTACCTGTGGGTCAACAGGTCTGTTGGGGCTGTTAAAAACCTGTTACTGGACGACAAATTGCCGGTTTGTTCTTTTTTAAACACGTCCAGGTCAATTTCACGCATGATGCGGTTCTCCGCAAACGTGATAAACGTGTTTATAACCGCAGCTGTGAACTCACTGTCCCCTACCTGCGCGTAATTTCGAATGTTTGTAACTAATTCGTCGTAGGTCATGTTGTTGTCACCGTCACAGAACCAACCACGACCCGCGAGATCAACGCAGGACCCGCAATGTACGGACGCATATCATTTGTGTTACGCGCCGTCCCAAAACTTTGAAACGCTGAAAAACCCGGAGCACCCACAAACACGGACAATGGCTCCCTACGATCTGGCCGCGGTCCATCAAGAGCAATCGCATCGCCATGATACTTCAATGGCTGGATCTGCGGTTCTTTTGGCTCGTAATCGTCCGGGCAAACCTTAAAACCACGCCAATTTGTGCGAAGCTGCGTCAGCCTGTACCGCTGACCACAGTAATCGCACAGGGCTAAGGCATATTTACCGGCCGCGTAGACCATTTTAGATCGTCGCTATCTGCGGCACGAAGTATGTGCTGGCGGTGTCCCTGTCCTCATTTGCCGCGCGTTGGAAGTCTTCCTCATAAAGATTCTTCAACGCACCAATGCGGTCAGGCGCAAACTTCAAAGACAAGAAATAAGCAAGCCCTGACGCCAGGCAAGGCAAGAAACGCCAGTTGACATCCGACGTATTGGTGTACGCCCCAGCATCTTGAATGCGACGAATCCGGTAATACACCAACTTGTAGTTGCTGTTCGGCGTCACAGGGTACAAATACACCTGCGGAATGTTCTGACGCTGGACGTATATCTGGGCCGGGCGAGATTGGAAGTCCTTATTCGGGATATCCAGGTACTCGTTTCGGCTGATCCGCTGAATGATGATGTCGTTGTACGGGGTCTGGGTCATGTCCCGAATGACCGCACCCAACACATTGACCGTGTCCGCAGCCAGGTTCAAAACCCGATCCCCTTGGGCCAACTGAATCTCTTGCTGTTCGATTGTCCACAGGTTCAACCCGCGGTTTGCCCAATCAAGAAATACCAAATTGAGCGAGCGGCGGGCCGTTGTCAGGTGATACCCGCTGGTCGGCCGCATGCCGCATCGCTCAAACGATTCTTCGATTATCTCATCAATCGACAGATCAAAGTCAGTCGTGCCCGAAGTGGTCATTTAGCACTTGCCGCCTTTTTTATAGGCTTTCATCTTGCCAGCTTTGACCATGCCACCTTTGGCCATTTTTGCCGTGCCCGCCTTGACAGTTTCATCGCCTTTCATCGAGTCGTAGTTGTAATCGACCTTGGGCGTTTCACCGCTCATCACGCACCCGCCACCACGAACCGCGGCACCCATTCCACGTCCAGCCATGATTATTTCCCCTTGCCCAAGGCACGACCCTTGGTGTCTGCAGTAACACGCATCATGGCGCGGCCATAAACCGGAGCTTTTTTGACCGCACCTCCTTTTTTCATCTTCTCTTCCATTTTCTCACCCATGGCATATTGCATGGGAGAAATCTTGCCCGACTTAATAGCTTTGGCCTCTTTCAGCTCTTCGCTTTTAGTCTCTTTGTTCTTAAACAGTTTTTTAAGGTCAGCCTTAGCCATCTCAGTATCCTTTAATGTGCGGAGATCAGACGGTCAATCTTCTCTTCCAGCTTGTTAAACCGAGCATCAATGTGCTCCATAATTTTGGAGACTTCTGCCCTTGTGATCATGTCCCGAGCCATCTCTTCACGAGTCTTATTTAAAAGAATACTGAGGCGATTAATTTCCCCAAACTTCTCCCTAAGAACAAAACCTGTGATTCCAAACACAAGGGTGAGCCCTGCAGACCAGAGTTCAGGTATGCCCATTATGTCGGCTTCCCGCCGTAGAAGAACAGCGTAACCGAAGTTACCCCGGCCCCACTAAATGTCACATGAATCCCGTCTTCAAATAGCACCCCCATGTCATTAATAGGAATGTATTCAGACCCTGCGGCTGCAGGGGAAGTAAGGGTCAAGCCCGTAGTACCACTGGCACCCCCACTCTTAAAAGTCAGCGTTGCAGCAGTGGCTGTAGCTACAAAGTAGACACCAACCAAGCGGGTCCGACCATCTACAACCTGTGCAGTTGTAGTGGCCGAAGCCGAGTAAATATTACTATTACTCATGGCCCTTTCCCTTAATCAAAAATGGTTTAAGGAATCAGGTTTGCAGCTTGCTGGTAAACAACCGAGATGTAGCCCACACCACCCCCAGCACCAGGAGTGGTCGAAGTCACAACGATCTGAACGTCCGTAGCTCCAACGTCAACAAACGCTGCCGTCCGGGTAGCATCCGTGCCTGGAGTGACTTGGACAATCCCAACCGCCGCAGTAGAAACAGCACCCGCTGCGGTGTAAGCAGTAGCCAGTGCCGTGTTGCCAACACCAACAGTCGCCGTTGCACCCCAAACGGTGGTGACGTAAACAAAAATGTTTAGGATCTGGCTATGTGCGGGGATCACGATAGTCGTGTTGCCGCCGTTAGCAAGCTGGGTGATTTTTTCGCTTTGAACCATAACAACCTGGCCCACGTTCTTGACGTTTTGACCAAGAGTCGTGCCGGTGGTTTGGAAAATTGGGCCAGCCCTAACTGGGCCGGAAAACGTAGTATTCGCCATTGCGTTCTCACATGCGAGTAAGCATATCTGTCTGCATGTCGTCAGCCGGGACTGTCAGATATGCCGGAAACCCCGGAATAGAACAACTATACACCCTATTTACAAAAAGAAAAGGCCCCAAACGGGGCCTTTTCAAGCTGCCGGTAATTAGGCCCCAGGGGAACCAAAAATACCGCGCCAGTCGCTGAAGCCGAAGCTGTAACGCTCACGAGCCTTGTAGCGCACGTTACCAGTGTCGAAGTCGCCTTCGAAACCGGTGCGGATTGCAACGCGCTCGAACATCTTCATGCCGTTAGGAGCATCGGTCTTGATGAACCACGCATCAATGTCCGTCAAGAAGTGGTTAACAGTGTAACCCTGGGGGATCATCCCCATGTTCTTGATTGCGTTGATGTCGTTGTCCGCCGTGCCAACACGAAGCGTAGACTTCATGATGCGGTCAGCGGTAAACATCAGCTCTTTCGGGATGATCAGCTTCACACCCTGCATGGCGATCTTCAGACCACGTTCGTCGGTGAACGCAGCGATGTCGATCAGAGCCTGCTCAAGCGAAGTTTCGCTCAAGTCGGCATCCACGGCCAAACGGTTGGAACCGTTAGGACCGCCCAGCGTTGGGTGAGCCGTCGAACACAGAGGCTGGCCGTCGCCACCAGTCGAGGTCGTAAATGCACCGTTCAGAACAGCAGCACCTTTAATCTGCTTGGTCTGAGCCATGGAACGGGCCAGGGCTTTGGTGTAACGAGCCGAAAGACGGTCGTACAGGTTGTCTTCCACTGCCTCTTCAGTCAGCGAAAACGCCAGCGCAATCGTTTCGTGGGTGTAACGAGCGGTGAAAACTTCCTGCGCCTGGTCGTAGAACACGCCAGAGCCTTCCGTTTTAACCGGAGCGGTTGCAAAACCGGACAACATCACCTCTTCTTCAAACGCACGATCCGAAGATTCGACGTCATAGATTTCGAGATGCTCGTTCTCGTAGTTCTTGTACTCAAGACCAAACAAGGCATTTAGGCCTGGCTCAAGCTCTTTCGTAAGTTGGGCACGTGAGATTGCCATTATTAGGCTCCTTGTCCAGCAACGCCAGCACTTCCGTACAGGTGTTGATTGATTTTTACGACTAGCACCTCATACGCGCCAAGCTCGTTATCCGTCTGGTTGTACAGGCTAATAACTTTCAAAGGCAATGCAGCGGTTTTAGCCACGTTAGCCGAGTCGATGGTCATGTTCGACAGACCCGTCGTCGTGCTACCCGTCGTGCTGGCAGTGATCGGAGCATTCCAGCCCATTTTGGCCTGGGTAATTGCCGTGCTGCTAGTCGACTGGATAGTGAACAACTGACTTGGGTCGTCAATCACGTCGGCCTGGATAATACCAACAGTGATGTCAATACTACCGGGGTAGTAGTTGCGCCACACGGGCTTGCCAGACGTTGGGTCAATGTACGAACAACCGTTGAACACGCCAACAGCAGCCGTCATGGACGAAGTGAACTTCACGATGTAGCCATCATATAGGGCAACGAGGTCGCCCAAGAAAATTGCCCCGGACTGGTTATCGGCAATCTGATACCCGTACTGTTTCTGTGCTCCAGTAGCGGACAGGTTGCCCATAGGACGCAGACCAAAGGGCTTATTTACGTTAGCCATTTGTCAATTCCTTAAAAAGATTATTCCCCGGATGGACCGGGGCTACCAAAAGTGACCCGCGACTGACGATCAGGGCTTTGAATGCGCATGCTGTTATGAGCATTGCTTTTCATAAGCTCGTTGTCAATCGCTCGAACCTGATCTTGAGCGCGAGTGTGGTAATGTGCCTGTCGCTCTTCGACTGTTTCCAAAGGAATACGGGCTAACAGAAGACCTCCCACACTGATCACGCCAGCGTGTCGGCCATCTTCCACGGTGGGAACAGGAAAGTCTGGGTACTCTTCCGAACGGACGAGCTCATAACCTTCACGGACTTTCGAGGCAACATTCATACGGTCTTCTTGATTCCCCGTATATGCCCGAATCCATCTGTGTTTGTATCCCGGAGGAGCAGGAGGCGCATCAAGTCGTGATGGTGGTGCCCAAGGTTTCCGGCGTGCGGCCTTCTCGCGGGTATCCGCCGAACGCGCTTCACGATTAACGGGTGTAGTTACCTTGTCCATGATCAATCCTTGACGTATTTGGCATATTCCTCAATCGGAACGCCGAGTTTTTTAGCAATTGCGACCTGACTTGCAGTCAGTCTCACAATGCGGCGTGCATTATTTACCCCGGATGACCGGGTTGCAGGGGCCACCGTTTGCACGGTTCTAGTGGTCCTGTCTCTATTAAATCGACCTGGGAAGGAAGATCTAAGCCTACGATCCAGCTCATCATAATACTCATCCGATCTGCCGTCAAACCCCTCAACCTCAATTAGTTGACGGTGAATGCCCCAAGCGGCAGATGTAAGCACGGTATCTCGCCCATACCACGAATTTTTATCCACCCAATTAGCGGCTTTTTCATCCACAACAGGGCGAGCTTGTTGAATAGGCTGTTGTGCAGCTTGATGTTGCTGATACGCCAATTGCTCTTGATAAACCTGGCGCTGCGCATTCGCTTCAGCAATTTGCCGCTGCTCATGGATCAAGGTTGTCAAACGGGTATTAGCTTCAATCTCCGTTTGAATGTCACCTTCTTCACGGGCTTTGCCAATAATCTGCTTAAGCGCAACAACCTGGGTTTCTACCCGGCCACTGGCCTCATACAACCGCTCCTCATCGGTGCGAACCACACGATGCTCAAGCTGCTGCATCCTTGCCTGCATGCCTTGCGCGTACTGAATAGCCGCTTGTTCGCGACGCTCCGTCTCGCGCAAACGAGCAGTCATCTTGTCAATTCGTTTCTTGACGCCACTGCTGTAATCGTCAAGCTCGCTTGAATTGCCGTCGGAAACAACCGACGCAGAAGTGCTTTGACCGTCAGTTTCAGTCACGGCAACCGACATAGGCTGCTCGTTCTCTCCGACGTTGTAATCTAACTCTTGATCTGACATTGTCTACTCCTTACATGTGCAAAATGTCATCGGGATTCGCAACCACACCCAGAACTTCATCGTCGTTGATGAACCGGATCTCGCCTCCGTCAATCGGAATACGTGCTCCGGCATAACGGCCAAAAATAATCCACTCACCTTCCTGGCACCACGGTCCGGTAGGGAACTTGGATTCGTCTGAGTAAGCCAGGCTGCCCATTTTCAGGACATACCCGCACACGGTATTTAAGACCGTGCGTTTTTGCGTCTCTTCCGCCAAAACGATTCCGCCCTTGGTCTTCTCCGCCCCTCGATAGGGGAGAATCGCAATCCGCCACCCCGTTGGGGAAGGGATACGATTGAGCACCGGCTCCGGAATCAAAACGGGATCAAACACCCCGTCGACATAAGCATCATCAAGAGTAGGTACAACCACTTCCTCTTGCCATTTGCGCTCTAACGCGGTCAATTCCTGACTCATGCACTCTCCTTCAGGTTAAAAATCACGGTCTTTGCGGTTAAGAAGCCCCTTAACCACATCTTCGACAAGATTCAAACCTTCCAGACGGCCCATCATAAAGCGATAGCGTTCCATGTCGGAAATGCCACCACTCAAAATGATCGCTTCAGAGTCCGCTTTAAGCTTTCTGATTTCTTTCAGCACAGCTTCTGTAAATTCAAGCATGGAAACCCCATGAAAAGCAGACGGAATTAGCCCCGTCTGTAGGCTTGCATCAATCAGTATATACCAACAGGATCGTTTCCGTCACGTTTACGGATCACCTGAGAAGGCCCATTTTTGCCCTTTTTAAGCACTTTTTTAGGCGCATTACTGGGGTTATTGGCCCCCGCTTTGCTATAAGCAATGGCAGCAGCCTGTTTTACAGCCGCCGCAGTGCTTTTTGGCTTACTTGTACCTATTTTTCCCTTCTCTTTGAAGGAACTTACCAGTTCACCAATGTTTGCACTAATGGTTTTCTGACTTTTACCCGATTTAAGCGGCATTTTAGGTTCCTGGAGGCTGGTTTAGGGTCACTTGAGTCCTTTCCCGAGCAATTTGACCACGGAATTGAGCAATATTCTCTTGAGAACGTAGCCGCTCTTGAGCAATTTGCGCATTTTGCTGGACTTTTTGCTGGTCCAACTGCAAAGACTGGTTCTCCAACGCAATCTTCTGCTTGTCATTCTCTGCACGCTGCGCCAATTCTTGCTTTTTCAGGTCAATCAACGGGTCAGGTGGGGGTGGTTCCCCCGAACCACTAAGCTGCTCTTCCAGATCCTTGAGCCCTTTCATGCCTTCAGCAATCTTCAAAGCAATCATGCCCTCCTTCTGAATGGCCGAAACCATCCGATCCGGGTCATTTCCATACGATTTGAACAGCTCCGCCTCCACCATCTCTTCAGCTTTCAACCGAACATGCTCCAAAATGTGCTGTTGCAGCATTGTTGAAGCAGGAACATTGGCCTGAACAAGCTGAGACATGGCAAATAACAGATGCGCAGCAATATGCGCATCATGCTGCTGCCCCGCAAACGCTTTCACCTTCATGGTATCCATGACATTTGCGTTCTCTGTGGCCGGATCTTTCGGGAACTGCGCACTTTGGGGCTTCAACAACCCAGAAATGTCCCTGACATTCAACGCCGCATACACCCGATAGTACGCTTCGTACATGTCGTGCATCTGCGGAGCACTCTGCGCTAACTGCAATTGCGTTTGCGCCAGAGTGATTCTCTGCGTGGTCGAAAAAATGTTGGGGTCAGATACCGGAAGGACCGCAACCAGGCTATTAAAGTCCTTTCGCTTGATCGACCGACTGGCTCCAGGAACGTCATACGGGTAATCATCCGGTAAATAGTCAGCAAACCCCTCCGCCAGAAGCTCAAACTCCATCGCCTGCGCATAGTGCAACCGCTTATGGATCGCACTCATCACCATGGAACCTCGTTCCAACAGCGCCATCGTTGTTCCTACCTGCGCATTCTGGTTTCCATCCCCAACCATCATGTCCGCAGTACTGGCCAACCGCTTTCCAGCATCAACCAGGAACCCAAGCAGCTGAAACAGCGTCTGACTCGGCTCTTTGTACGGCAAAGGCAGCAAAGACGCCTGCAACTCCGCACCACCAGCGTCCATATCCCGCCATTCACCCGGCTGAATCGGATTATCGCTATCCGCGATCCGTGCCCCCTTAGCCTTGAACCCAGCAGGCAAGTTCGCCAACGTCCCCGCATCCAATAACTGACGCAAAGCCGACGTCGCACCCTTCGAAAGACTTCCAATCAGGTGAACAAAGCCCAAGCCATACGCACCAAGGCCCTCGACAAGCACGTAATGGACAAAATAATTGCGCCGACGATTCAGATCGTCGCCTTCTTTCCAGTTTCGGCGCACGCCAACCACTTGCAACGAGTCTTCCGAAAACGTAACAACATACGGAAGCTTGATTTTTGTCGGCTCCCCGTCCTCGTCCTTGTCCTCAAACCCAGGAATGTCCAGATCCACCTGCATCTCAAGCAAAAAGATCTCTTCGGCCTCATCCGTTGGCCGAATTCCAACGATTTTGTTCACCGATTTGTCAATCTGCGTCGAATCCGTTGGCTGTTGCTGCGCCTGCAAGTCAACATCCAGGTACTCACCCGCCACTACGCGCTTGCGAAACTCGTTCGCATCCATCGCAATCCGATGGGTAATGCGTGGGCAATTGGCAATTACACTTGATCCGTTGTAGGGGATGTACAGGTCATTGGCCAGGACCAGCTTGCTCACCATCCGCCCTAACTGGGCATCGTAATAGACCTTTTTGAACGTCGAACCACCGTAGCCGGTGTAAAACAACAGCTGGTCAAACTCAGGCGTGTACTCACGCATCACGTGAGTAATCTGGTAGTTCATGAAGTCCTGGACACGCGAAGCCTGCTGGATCTTGTCCGCAGTCTCCTTGCCCATGATCTCCGTTCGAACAGGCCCGCCCGCGGGCATCAATTCCTTGAACGCCTGCGCCTGGAACTGAACAATCGCCTCGGTCAGCAACGGATGCGCTGCATTTGACGCACCCCGGAATGGCTTGGTCTTCTCTTCAAGCTTCAAGCCCAACAGATCAAGGCCCTTGGCGTACATCTGCTCCCAGTCCGAGCGCGACGCCTTGTCCGCCTCATACATCTGCATCAGCTCAATCGCAACCTTCCCAAGGTCCTGCTCGTCAATGACCTCCGCCAGGTTGGCGTAAAAGTCAACTTCGTCCTCTTCCCCCATCTCCACAGTCGCCCCACCATCATCCTCCAGGATGATTTCAATGTCCGGGGCCTGCTCACCAAGGACCGCGATGCCCGTACTCGGCGCTTCTGAAAAGGATTTTTCGATTGGCATACTATTCTTTAGTAGGAGGTTTGGCTTTCTGAGCTCGCTGCGCCAAGTCTAACAAAATAGAAAACTCGGTAGCCATCGTAGGGTCCACGTGCAACGGCGCACGGCTGTTCCGTCTTGGCACCGTACTCCCCATGCCATAGGCCGCCAGCTCGTTGCTTGCGGACCGATAACCAGAGTTTTCTTTAGACCATTCAGGAGCCAACTTATCTACCAACTGTCGTCTTGGATATTTAGCTGGATCTTTAAAATCTGTGCCGCTGCCATAACCTAATTTTCTATGCCCTAACACCAAACGTACCTCGTCTGGCGAAAGAACCGTTTTATTCCTAAGATAATCAAGGAGTGGCGTTTCTTTACGATGGCGCTCTTCTAAGTCCGAAACTTGATGGCTTATTTGCCTATCGGCCGCATGCGTTAGTTCATGCACTAACGTACTTGGGGTTGATTCCCAATTTAACTCAATCCTTCCGTTCTTTGGCTCACTCCAACCAGTAACAAACTGACCGCCAGTAGAAGGACCTAAATACTTCTGGGATATTTCAGGAACCGCTAACCGCGAAGCCAAGAAATCCATCAAATCATTGTATTGCGAATACTGCTTTGCCTCATCCGTTAATTTCTCAAGGTCCGTGCGCCGTGGTGCAGGAGCAGTCTCACCCTTCTTAGGGCTGCCGTCGGCACGTTTTACGGCGCCTCCGCTCTTATATTCAAACGGCTCATCCGTGTATTTTCCGACCACGCTTCCTTCAAACGGTTTTTTCAAGAACAAGTTGTTCGACGTCAACGCTTTACGCATTTCCTCTTCTGACATGTCGGCAGGGAACCCGCCGTGCTTGCCACCAGGGTCATAGACATTGCGAATTTCAATTGCTTTGATCTTGGGATTGGCTTTTGCCGCTTCCCACTCAGCATTACTAAACTTAGCTTTAGGACCAACGTCATCAAAGAAATCTGACCAAAGCATTCCCTTGGCGTCCAAGACCAAATCCGGCTTTTGCGAATGAACAGGAATGGCGTATCCCGTTTTTCCCATGTACGAATCAGCAACCTCTGGGCTTTCCGTTAACCAAACCCCACCCCTGGTATTTCTCTTGGTGATCTTTCGATCCCCAGGCTGGCGCGACAACGTCGTGCCCGCAGGAGGCGCCCCCTCATCATGCTCTTTCTTTGCCCGAATCCAAGTTCTGTCTCGGTCAATATCTTTCTCAAGGGTTTTTAAGGCCTTTGCAGCAGATGTCTTAGCCGTTTTACCCAAAAGAAGGTTACCGCCCATCATATTTAACGCCGTTTCGGGCACCTTCTCCTCATCAAGTTCACCCGTCAACGCCCGATTAACCATGTTATACGGCAACATGGCCCCCGTCACAATGCTTGGAGCAACCCACTCTGGCTGGTCAAAAGCGGATTTTTTTACTCGACGTGGCAAAAACGTACCGCGATCTTCATCGTATTTAGAGTCAATCCCAGAAGTACGCTTAATAAACTCATCCGTTGTTTCAGCAGCAACTTTGTCTAAAACCGGGGCCCGTGCAACTTTTTCCCGCGCTGCAGCAATCCTGGCCCGCTCCTCTGCTTCCGCACGCCGCTTTGCCTGCGTTGCCGCCTTACCACCAAACGGATTTGTTGGCTCTACATAGCCTCCATCTGCATAAAGGTCAGGCAAGTCTACTGGAGGCCGTTTTATGAAGTTCATTTCATAATCGCCTTCGCCAGTGTAATAGCCCTCTGGAGACACTTTGTTGCCCGTCAGACCCAATTCTTTTTTAAGCGCATCAAGGTATTCGTCGGGGTATTTACGAGGAAACGACTCACGCAACCCGCTTCGAGGGCTCAAGATAACAAGGCCTGACTGTTCATTATTGGCCGCCATCGCACGATTGCGGTGACGCCCTTCATGACCTTTAATTTTTGGAAGAACCTTAGTCGATCCTTCCACCGCTTTGTCAATCTCCAAAAAAGGAACATCGTTAAATCCCGTTTTTATTTTTTGAAGGTCGCGAATGTTTGCTTTACTTCCAATTTTATTTAAATGATATGACGCGAGTTCTTCAGGAGATTTGTCAAGCCACCACAAAGGAGACGCGTATTTTTCAAAGTCTTTTGGATTTATAGTCATTAGGGCCTTGGCGTTGTCCCCCAAAAACGCACGCTCCAACGCTTTTTCTGTGTACAACTTGTCAAGGTTGGGTATTTCATCCGCAGCACGTTCCAACCGCTTTAAGCCAAAACGACCTTTGCTTGCTAAAACTTCTTTGGCAAGAGCAGAAAGAAACCCACCCGCCTGCATGTGGACCGGGGCACCCTTTTTATCAGATGCCCCGCTCGTAAAATTTGAGGCTTCTCCCCCTTCCGCGAACCTTCGCTTCGTCAAATTCTGTCGCATCAGGTCCGCCAACATCGCCTTCGCCGTAGCCAACTGCTCAGGAGACGCCTGGCTTGGTCCTTGGGCCGTGGTCATCGACTCATACGTCATGCCCATCCCAGCAGGACGACCCTGCTTGTCCACAACCTGACTAACCTGACGCGACCTGACAGACTGCGCATTCGGAGACTTCGTGACCCGCGTCTCACGCGGCCCGGTCAACTGCTCATAACCCTTCAACATCTGCTTCGCGCCAGACGCCTCCGTGTCCTCATCGTCCTCAACCAAGCCTCCCGCTGCGCGCGTTACCGGGGTTGTGTAAAACGACTGGAATTTCAACGGATCAATCGTCGGGATTGCAATTACATTGCCTAAACGATCCGTGTCCTGCGTATACAAACCCACTGCCGTAGGGGTCAGATTTGGGTTGGCTGCAATCTTGGTCTGTGCCTGCGACGGAGTAAAGTACTTGTTAGGGTCAAAACTAAATCCTGGAGGCAACTGGCCAATGGACGGATTCAGGTTTTTATTAATTTCATAGGACGGATTGAACGATGTTAAATCTGCTTTGGCAGTCGTGGTCTGCCCCGAACCCGGCAACGGCTGGAAGGGGATGTTTGTCCCAGGCGCAACAGAAACCCCCTTGCCAGTAGTTCCGGGAGGCTTGTTCCCAATTACATCATCAATGTCCTTTGAACCAACAATTGGGGCCGCACCACCTCCCGTCGCACCACCTCCCGTCGCACCACCTCCCTTCGCACCACCAGTGGGCGTAGGATTTGTTGTGGGATTGCTTATGTCAGCTGTAGAAATTCCAGGATTGTATGTAGCCTCTGTCCAAGGATTTGTGCCGAAAGCCGTCGGACCATGCTCATAACCCGCATTCTTCTTGTTCAAATACCCTTCATTACCCGTAAGATGGTACATATAGGTATTTGCTGCCGCCAGTCTTTGGTTAGGCGGTAAATCACCATATTCCCGAAGCTGTTCTGCAAAATCATCAGCACTGCGCACTTCACCGTACCGATCTTTAAACAAGGAAGGGTCGAAAGAGTAAGTCAAATTGGCATCGCCATACTTTTGCCAATCGGGAGATACTAAACGGCCCTGCGAATCTACTGCCCAAGCGGACCCGCCTTCAGCAAAATGCTGAACCATCCCGCCATTGACATACCCACCCACCTTCGAACCAGCTCCAGATCCCTTTACGGTTGAACCAGGTGGGATACTCGTGTAATTAGTTACACCCGCGGCCCTAGCCGCAGCAGGGCTGCTATACATCTTCCCATCTGGACCGTATACAACAACTTGTATGTCTACCGTGCCGCCACCGTTGTTTGGATTTTCGATGGGCATGGTCGTTATCGGAGCATACGGGTTAGATTTGAACTGCATGTAATTCGGGTTGGCCTCACGGCTATACATATTTGGATCTTTATACTGACCCATGATCGGAACACCCGCACCGGCCTTATCGCGTCGCGCAATAAAGTCCGCCGTCGTAGGCATCTGAGGCGCGTTGTACGACCGAGGCGCATTCGGGTCAAACGCAAATGACACCGGGACAGCATTCATCGCCTTCGTGTAATCCGCCAACATCTTTTCCGAAGTCGCCTTTTGATTAATCACGGGAGGCCCCTCGGCTTTAGGATCTTGAGCCTCGTACACGGTATAGCTCTGCGGACTCTTAGGCAAACCAGTCGCCGGGTCTATCGGCATCGTCGCAACATACGGGTTGTAACTCGACTGCGTGTTATTTATATACGCGCTATTACTTAACCGATTATTAGACGAATTTTGAAAATACTTATCCGACTCTTCCTGCCGCCTGACTGCCTCCGCCGGATCAAAATATTTCTCCGAATCGATTCGAACACTCGACCCACCAACTAGATTAGAGCTGCCACCAGACGGATAGGTAAACTGAAAAGGAGAAGGCTTTACAGGCGGATCTACCTTCTCGTAACCAATGCCGCCAACATCCCCACCACTAACAAAACTCTGAACAGGCATTTCCGGCATCTCGTCATCCACCGACGGATCATAAGGACGAGAAAGCGCGTTGATGTCCAGTTCCATGCCGTGCCCTACCAAAAGGTTAAAGTTGCCCTATTTTAATCCCTAATAGTACTCCGTCACAAGCTCTTGTCCACTAGGCTCATCCGGCTCATCCGTCTCCAACGCAATAAAATTCCCCGCCCGAAACCTCATCAAAGCCTGCGTCGTGCTGTCCACCATGTCGTCATTGTCCCCATTCGGAAACGCAGCACACTCCTCCACCAACGCCTCCGCCCAATCCGTGTCCGGTGCCCACACCATCCCCGCCTCCAACATCGGCGCAACAGAATTCGCCCTCGATATCTTGTCCGTACCCGCCCGCCGGCCACCAGGAGAATACATCGTCACAGGTATCCCCACCCTCCTCAACTCCTGCTGCAACGTCACACCCGTTGCCTTCGCCTCAATCAACACATTATCCGGCTTCCAATAATCATACTGCGCCTTCGCCACCCGCTTTAACTCCGGGAAGTCCCACCTCCCCTTCTTCACATCCATCAACACAATATTAGGCCCCGAGTCCTGATCAGGATGGAACACACCCCACGTCGTGATCACACTAAAATCCGCCGTCTCCTTCTTCGAATACGCCGTGTCATACGACTGAATAATGTAATCCACAGCCGGCGGATTGTCCGAAGGCCACACCTTCCACCACTCCCTCTTCAAAATCGCACCCTCATCATTCGTCGGCTGCTGCTGCCACTGCGCCTGCCACTTCTGCACCGACAACGCCGCTCTCACACTCTGCAACTCCGATAACTGCCAAAACCCCGGCCACAACGGATTACCAGACGGCAAAATCGCCGGAAACTCAATCACCTCCCAAACATCCGCCTTGTGCGACGTCTGCTGCTTCACCAACCGCGCCGTCAAATCCTTCGTCCCCCACCGCGTCATCACAACAACAATCGACCCACCAGGCTGCAACCGCTGCCGCGGACCAGACGTATACCACTCCCACGCATTGTCCAAAGCCGTCTCACTCATCGCATCCTGCTCCGAATGCGGATCATCAATCACCAACAAATCCGCACCACGCCCCGTCATCGCACCACCAACACCAACAGCAAAATACTCCCCACCCTTGTCCGTCTCCCACCTACCCGCCGCTTTACTATCCGCCTGCAACACAACCTTCGGAAACACCTCCCTATACTCCGTCGAATCCATCAAATTCCTCACCTTCCGACCAAACCGCACAGCCAACTCACCCGTGTGCGTCGCCTGAATGATCTTGGTCCGCGGACCATGGCCCATGACGTAAGCAGGCAGCAGATAAGACGCAAACTCAGACTTCGTGTGCCGCGGGGGCATATTAATAATTAGCCTTTTTAAAGAGCCATTAACAACTCTGTTAAAGGCATCGGCCATCTTTTCATGGTGCGCGCCAAGGATTGCTTCGGGCCATACATAACGGACAAAGGAAAGAAAGTCGCCTTTTGCTTTGTCCAATACCTCAAGCTTTGCAAGCCGGTATTCAAGTCTTAGCCTGTGTGCATCTGCTTCTTCAGGGGTCATTTCTCAATTGCTTTAAAAATTTGCAAAAAATTTTTTAACAAGAAGCATTGTAAACAAAGGGGGCCTCTTTTGCCAAATGTGTTTACGGTCGTCATTGACAGTGTGAAATCGGGCTAAAGCCTGCGTAGCCCGGACGGGGGGCCGAAAACCGGGGGCCGGGGCCCAAGCATAACCCGTGCCAGCCACGCATCGGGGCCGGGGAGCCTAGGGCCATGGTGCAGTGCACAATGCCCGGAGCCCGCGCCACGCCTGGATCTAGCACCACCTGGTCGCTGCAGTGCAACATTTACCAGGTAGCACGGGCCAGGGGCCATGGCCCGCAAGCCTGGTCAACCTGGCCAGGGCCAGCTGGGCCCGGTCAACCTGGGCCAGCTGCGCGAGCACCTGGGCAACCCGGCCGGGGCCAGCTGGGCGAGCACCTGGGCAACCCGGCCGGGGCCAGCTGGGCGAGCACCTGGCCTGTTTGCCTGTAGATACAAACAAGGCCCGATTGTTTGCATGTGGATACAAACAAGGCCAGCGGGCCAGGTACAGCTGGCCATTGCGACTGGTCCAGGGCCCGCGGACCAGGGCCGGGTTTCCTGGACAGCTGCGACAGCTGGCCAGGGCAGCTGGGACCAGGCATAAAAAAACCGGCCAGGGGCCGGTTAGAACGGGGACAGCTGGCCAGGCTTAATCGGGCAGGTCGAGCTCGACCAGGGACAGGGCAGCTGCGAGCTCATGCTCGCCTGTCGCAATGGCATCGGCCAGGTCCGACGTGTAATAACTGGCCAGGACAGCTGGCCTGGCCGGCCTGGCCGGATCCGGTCCCCGGATGACAGCGTTGTAGTCACCACAATCGCGGTCATGCCCTACTCGCAGCGTGTAGCCCCGGTGCGAGCGGATGTAAACAGCCCTAGTCATATTCAAGCTCTCCTGTTAGTGCGCCTGGCCCGACTGGGCCCAGGTCCAATGATTGAAGTGATAGCCCAGTGAATGATTGCGACAGCTGCCCAGGTCATGCTGTCCGCCCGATATCGCCGGCTACATGGTGCCGCAGTAGAGAACCAGGCGGAAGGGACCGAGCGAAGCGCCGGACAGCTGCAGCGTCATCCGCCTGGCCAGCTGTCCGCGTCCCGTGCCACTGGATCGCAGTAGGCCCGCTAGCGGCATAGCATCCGCCCTGGTCGCTCGACTCAGCAAGCTTGCGACCTGTCCCATGGGCCAGGAACACAATCACGTAGTCCCGATCCGGCCGGGCGCACAGCGGCCGGCCGTTACCGCAAGTGGAACAGCTGAAGTCGGAGCCGGCCGGGGCCAGCTGTTCTGGGCAAACCACGAATCGAACCCCGTCATGCGTCATAGGCCAGCTGTCGCGAGTCTCGGCGGGTGCCGCGGCCAGGACAGCTGGCCGGCCATGTCGGACAGCTGCGACAGCGTCCTGGATGGTATCGGCCGAATAGTTAATGACGGTCCAACCAGGGCCCGCAGCTGGCAGTTTCGACCAGTGGTAATGCGAATAGGTCCAGGCCTGGCCATCCTTCGGGACAGCCACTAACAGGGCCCGCAAGTAAGCCTTGTCGACCTGGGCGGTCGATTCGGCCGGCCTGGGGTTGAGAGGACAGCTGGCCGGACAGCTGGCATAGGTCGAATGCTGGCCGGACCGATAGGTGACAGCAATGGGGCCTGTCTTCGAATTCGAAGAGCGTGCGACGGTACGTAACATAATCAATTCTCACTTTCTAATGGCCGGGTCCGGGATAGACCCGAATCAGAATCATAAACGAAAAAACCGGCCAGGGGCCGGTTTTCTGTGGGCAATGCGACCAGGTCGTCAGTCGCTGGAAGTCTCGGCTTCCCGTGCTAATTCGCGATCACGCGCGAAAGCTTTTTTTGCGTTTTCGGCCGATTCGGAATCCTGATATACGGTTTTTGTCCCGATGGTCAGCTGGACGGATTCGTCATCCAGATATTCGAACACTTTCCAGGGGTCCGAATTATAGGTCGAGCGGACCGCCTGTAATCCGACCAGGACTAACAGGTCCGCAAGCTTAACGGTTGAAGGAACCGCGAACGTGTTGGAACCGAATTGTACGGTTTGAACGGTTTTCTGAGCCATGCTGTTCTCTCACTTTCTAAGGTTGGGCCCGACCAACGCGGCCGGGCCAGGGGGACTATAAAACAATTCAGGCGGGCAATGCAAGCAATTCCAGGGCGCGGTTTTTAATCGCTGCGCCAGTGCCAAACCAGGCGGACTCTAAGCGCGTATTGTCCGACCGGCCGCGCTCATGGTCGACCAGCTGCGTCACTGCGTTGAGCATGGCCCAGCGGTTGCCCGCCACGCCTGGGATATCCGCACCGATGGCCGCACCATTGAACAGGTCGAGCGTGCGTTTAAATGCGCGCGACTCGCGAATGTCAGACTTGCCCTGGTGATAGGGCTGCAGCAACGCCTGGACGAATTCGTCCGCCTGTTCTGCAGTCATAGGCTCATTGGCCAGCTGGCGCGACTGAACCATAAAGCGTTCGAATTCGCTGGTCACAATGCCCAGCTGCAGCCGCACTGCATCAGCGTCGAATCGCTCCGAGTGCAACACTCGCACCGCGGACTTCAGGTAACCCTTATCGGTTTCGGCTTCGCCACGAACGCCGCGGCCGTTCACCTGTCCACCTACGGCCGCGGTGATTGTGTTATTGCACACAACCCGAATCGCGGTGAACTTCGCGATTGTGGCCATGGTCCCGTCGTATGACGTGCCAAGCAATAGATACGGCTTGACCAAGTCACCGTCCAGGACTGGGGCAGCTGCGCCGACCTGGGCCAGGGCCCACACTCGCTTGCCGTCCGATAGGGCGCCCGCGGTTTCCAGCTGAAAGCCGCCGACGTCGACCAGGCGAGCAAAAAACCCCATGACCTGGGCGGGCTGGACTACGTGATAATCCTTGCTGACCACTGCCAGGGGTGCGCCAGTGTCGCTGCGATGCAAGACTTTCCGGGCGGGCCATACCTGGTGCCCGGTGACAGCTGGGGTTGTGTACTCAACCGCGGATTCCAGCACGTCATACTGCAGGCCAGCCTGGCGGGTCCACTCTTCAATGCTGGCCCCAGCTGTTAAGGCGCGACCCAGGCCGTGCCAGGGGGTATATCCGACATAGGCCATGGCGGCGCGGCCGGTCGTTTCGTCGATCATATGAGCCATTCTAACTTTCTCCTGAGTTGAGCCGGGCAACGCGCCCGGCGTGTTCGAACAATAAACTAATGTTGCGCAGCTGGTCAAGTTGACGTCACGGGTC